GTCTATAAGATATTACGAACGATTAATATTAAAAAAATATAAAAATAAAAAAATCGATGGAAAAAGTGGTGATGAAATATTGGAGGAAATATGGACAAAAATAGAAGGTTCTCAAGAATTTAAAGATTACATATTCCAAAATGAAGAAACAATTAATAAAACTTTACAAAATCCAGAAGTAAAAGAGGAAGTGAAAAAAGATATCCAAGATACCGTCCAAATACCAACAAACGAAGATGGTATACCATTATCACAAACATCCACTGAAGGCATATCACAAACACCCACTGAAAATAGAATAGGTGGTCGTATGAAATACTTGAAAATAAGAAACAAAAAACGCACAAAACGTACCTTAAAAAAGAAAAATAAAAAACGAAACAATACTAAAAAATACAAGTTATAAAAATAATATACAAATCATTATTTTTATAACGAATGATACATGATACATAACTTTTTCAAGTTTTGAATATACTTCATTGTCTTTGCCTGTTCATCTGGAGTCATCATTTTCACTGGATTTCTCAATCTATTAATCGCGTCAATAATTTGCGCCGAATTTTGCGCATTTGTCAAATCCTCTCCATAGTCCTTATCCAAGAAAAAACTAATATCACTAGAGTCTATTTGTGAAGTATATTTATCCACCACATAACTCTTCCATATTCGTATAATTAATTTAGGATTTGCTTTTCGTATTAATATAAAAGAATTTTTTGCCGATAATATGTCAACATCATTTGGAAAGATTCGAATAATATCTTCAACAAATTCCATAAAATGATTGTTAAACCCATTCAAAATTGTCGACGACGCCATTATAGTATACAAGAATTATATTTTTAAGTAAATTAAACATATAATTTATATTTTCATATTTTTCAGTTTTTAAATTTTTCTTTGTTGCTGTTGTGGACCATAATTGGATAATTCTTGTTCCCGCTGTTTTTGTAATTGTTCAACAGTTAAATCTCCAGATATTTTTTCCTTTTTATAATCAAAATCATCTTTTGGCGTACTAATTAAATCCGAATGATTTAAAGGCACATAATTATGCATTTGTCTCATACCACCACTTCCCTTTGTATTCAATTCCTCATGGTCCATGTCTAAAAAACTATAATTATCAGAAACAATCCCTCCAAAACCACCGCCTCCACCCAACGAAAACGCCATAGGTTCCATATTATTACTGGTTGCCTGCCGAGTGACTACCTCTTGACGCGGTTTTAAATGATTATAAATATTATCACCATACAACACCTGGTAATTCTGGTTCAATAATAATAATGCCGGAACTTTCGTAACATTTTCAGGCATGACTATTTTTTGACCATTTTCTAAAATAATTTGGATTTTACCAGCCTGATCTTTCACACGCTTATCTATACAAATAAAATGTATATCTTTACTTACTTGAGTCTTTGAAAGTGTCTGTAATAATTTTTTTGAGTGTTCGCAAAAATTGGAATAATATAAAATAGAACTCATTAATGTATAATTAGGTATTCAAATTGTTTTTTTAACTCATTTTTTCTAAAATTCAAATATAATTCAAATATTCAATGAAATATTGTAAAATAAAAGAATATCTAAAAAAATTGATTAAATATTTATACAAAGGTTTAAATATATTATTATAATAGTTTATACTAGACAACAGAAAAAGATGAATCCACAAATCGACAAAATCGTAGAAAAAGAAGGCGTCCTTACATTTACTTTAAGTGGCGTGAACGTCAGTTTAGCAAATGCCATCCGCAGAACTATATTATCCGATATTCCAACGGTTGTATTTAAAACATCACCAAATGAAGAGAACAAATCAAAAATATTGGTAAATACGAGTCGTTTTAATAACGAAATTATCAAACAACGCTTAAGTTGTATTCCAATACATATTGACGACCTTGAAATCCCTCTTAAAAATTATTTATTAGAAGTAAATATGGAAAACACAAGTGATACCATTATGTACATTACCACTGAACATTTCAAAATTAAAAATACATTGACAAACGAATATTTATCGTCTAAAGACACCCATAATATATTTCCACCCAATGATATGGGATATTATATTGATTTTGTAAGATTACGCCCAAAAATATCAGATGATATTCCAGGAGAAAAACTACAAATGACGTGTGAGTTTTCAATCGACAATGCGAAAACCGACGGCATGTTTAATGTGGTTTCTTGTTGTTCTTATGGTTTTACCGTCGACGATGTTTATATGGAAAAAGAATTAGACAAGAAAAAACAACAATGGAAGGACAAAGGGTTAAGTAAAGATGACATTGAATTTGAAGCAGATAACTGGAAATTATTAGAAGGAAAACGTATTGTCAAAAAAGACTGTTTTGATTTTACGATACAAACAATCGGCGTTTTTTCGAATCGCGATTTGATAAAAAAAGCATGTAAAATTATTATGACTCGTCTAGAAAATTTAAAGACGGTCATTGAAACCGACGCAATCAAAATAAGCGAATCAGAAAATACTATGAAAAACTCGTATGATGTTATTTTGGAAAATGAGGATTATACAATTGGTAAAATTATTGAATACATGTTGTATTCAAAATTCTTTGAAGAAGCAAAAACAATGACATTTTGTGGATTTAAGAAAATGCATCCTCATGATATCGATAGTGTTATTCGCGTTGCTTATAAAGAATCCGCCGATATAGCAATGGTAAAACAGAATTTGTTAAACAGTATTTCTTTAGCAACAAAAGTATATGAAACAATCACCGGGAAATTTTAGATTTTTATATTATCTATTATAATATTTTACTTTCGTATAAATGATGAAAATAATATAAAAACAAATTATTATAATATATTATGATTTTGAATTTTACAAAAAAATTTATTATTGATAGTACGGCTGATTTTTTAAGAGACAATCAAAAAATTACGGTATATCCGGATATTTGTGAAGGACCGGGCGTTGAACATTACTTTTTTTTAGCATCACTAGGATTACAATTAGAAAATAAAAAAATAATAGAATTTGGAACACATTATGGAAGGTCAGCATATATACTCGAATATGGTAATCGAAAAAAAAACAATAATAATAATATAATAACTTATGATATTAAAAATCTTTTAATAGACGGCATATTTGAAAATACTGGTATTGATTACAGAATAGAAGATTTATTTGACCCAATCAATCGGGAAAATAATAAAGAACATATTTTGTCAAGTGATATATTGTTTATTGATATTGACCCACATGAAGGTGTAATGGAATATGATATGTATGTATGGTTAAAACAAAATGATTATAAAGGTATTATAATATTTGATGATATACATCTAGGACCAGGACATATGGGTGTAACAACTGGAAATAGTATGACACAATTTTGGGATAAAGTAGACGACAATTATAAAATAGATTTAACACATGTCGGTCACTGGTCTGGGACTGGTTTAGTATGTTTTCATTTGGAAAACCATGAAATCATTTTATAAAGATAATACATTAGAATCAAAGTATTGATAATTCAATAAATACATTAACATTTCTGGACTTAATGTGTTTACATAATCAATAACCGTTTTTTTCTTGATATTTTCCTTTGATGGTTTCAATTCACTTATATATATTTGATGAATTAATTTCAAATGTAACTGATAAATATCACTGTATTCGCTTAGTTTGAATGCTTTTTTAACATAACAATAAATATAATTCAAATACAATGTATGTGTAAATAAATACAAGTGTTTTTTAAAAAATAAAAAATGTTTTCGACTCAAATAATGGTTGATTAAATAATCCACGACTTTTCCCTCTTCTTTACGAAGGGACAAATAAATATATTGCTCCCGAAATATATCTATATCAAACATATTACTATCTTTGATATATTTGACATATTCATAATTTGGATTAATCAATTTACACTGTCTACCATTTTTATCTGTAAAATGTATTCCCATAGTAGTATATGGAATACTGGTAAAATCATCATTTAATTGCTGATATGACGATAAACTATATTTTTTTGGAAATTTCAAATGTGTAAAATTCGGGTTTTCTTTCATACTGGAGGTATCTATATCAACCGTAAAAACATTCACCGTACGGTCCCCAGTATTAACAATCTCAAATATATTGATTAAAAATACTTCTGGTTCTTCCATATGTTTAATTAAACCAAACACCGGATGTTGAATAATGAAATGATAACAATACCTTTTTTCAAGTAAATCAATATCTACATTTTTCGCATTTATGACATCAATGAAAATATCTCGTAGACTTTTATTTTCTTCTACAGAATACAATACATGACACCCCACATCGTCTAATGATGCGATTTCCCAGCCGCCAGTAAAACCAATAGACGGGTCCCAAAACAAATTGATTGAAATACCCTCCACAAATTCTTGAATATAAAGTTGTGAAAAATCTGGATTTCTTTTATGAAAATCGGTAAATTTCATTTTTTTGGGAGGAAAAAAGGAAACCACCTCATTCATACTATTTATAACAACACTTCTAAATACACCAAATGTTAATATATATTCATGAATTAAATATGCGGAATCATAAGAAATTATTTTGTATTCTTGATTATTTTTAGTTTTAGTTTCTGTAATATTTATTATTTTTTTAAAAAGATTATTCGGGTTTTTATTCAAAATGACATCATGAAACCCTGGGATTTCATTTAATTTATAAACATATTGTGACATATTTCATTTATTCTCAATAAATATTTATATCCTTTGTTAAAGTATTTTAATAATAAAATAATATAAATATTATATTTTATAAAATTATAAATAACATGCATTATTTATCGGTAATCGCTATATTTAAAAACGAAACGATGAATTTAAGGGTATGGTTAGAACATTATTTGTGGCAAGGTGTCGACCATTTTTATTTAATAGATAATGGAAGTACCGATAATCCTATGTCAATTTTACAAGAATATATTGACAAGGGTTTAGTAACTTATTTTTATGGTCCACGAAAACATTGGCAACAGCAATATTATAAAGACATGTTTGACCGTGAAAAACTAAGAGACAATACTTACTGGTTAGTGGTATGCGATATTGACGAATTTTATTTTGGAATGAAACATAAATTACGTACAGAATTAAAATCCCTTGAGGAGTATAATTTAATATATTCATGTTGGTACATGTTTGGTAGTGATGGGCTTTTAAAACAACCACCAGATATTAGAACTGACATCACACATCGTGAAGAAATTATTGTAAATAAAGATTCAAAATATATATTTAAAACAAAGGCAATTCCCAATAGTTCTCACATATGGATTCATGGTTTAGTAAAATTTCATGACGATAAACGAACATTACGAGATGACAACATCATCCGTTTGAATCATTATGTGATTCAATCATTAGAATTTTTTCAAAAAATAAAAATGACTCGCGGAGCGGCTGATTTTGCTGAAGGCGAATATGTAAGGAATATGAATTATTTTTTTGAAGCAGATAAAAACGCAACATTTGAGGATTTAACACTAAAAAATTTAATTACAAATCCACCAGAAGATTACTAAAAATCTTCAAATCTTTAGACAGTTATAGATAATTTCAGTTTATTCATTCATAAAATTATCTATTATAAATATAGGACAATGTCAACCAATTCAACAAAACAAAATACAGAAATAACACAAAATGATACGTCTCAAAAAAAACCAATTGATTTTAGTAAACCTATCGATTTTGGTTCATCCTCGTCCTCTAATAAAGAAAGTTCGTCGTCAAACCTTGAAGAAGTCGATGTTACACCAGGTCCAGATACAGAAGACGCGGATTCTACTGAAAAAACGAATGAAGAAAATGAACAAAATAAAGATGAGGATGATGAAGATGAGGAAAAAGAATCTACAGAAGAAGAACAAGAAGATAGCGACGAAAATGATGGTGTAACACTTGATTTAAAATTAGGCGATGTTATTAAAATAAAAGACCCCACAAATGAAATACTAAACAATCATAAATTTATTATTGATTATATTGACGAACATTTGATTAGACTAATTAATATTGAAGATTTTACTTTAACAACAATCAAAATTAATGATGACGGATTATTAGGCGATGGTAATATCGAATCCGTTTCTCTCATCTATAGAAATGATAAAAAGGGTTATTCAAGACAAAATAACCTTTTACCAGGAACTTGGATTAATATCTATTTTGGTGGAGATATTCCTGCTATATTAACCGGCGAAATCACCAATTTAGAACAAGATATGATTGAAATTAAAACCTACCCTGACAAGGAAATCATCTACATCAACTTTGATTACAAAGGAATTCCATTGAATATTCCAATTGAAAAAATAGAGATTAGAGAGAAACCCAGTGACGAAAGTATTCGTACTCAAAAAACTGAAGATGAAGAAAAGGCCTCGAGTTCTTCTCAAATAGACAGTGTTGTCGACTCTTATGACCAAGAATCAGTTGATATACAAACGGAATTTAATATTCCAACAAACGTAGAGGTCCGCGATAATATTCGCGAATTCATTTTGAAAGCAGATGAAATCAAATTTGGCGAAGAATTTGGGGCGATTCAACAATATGTAAATGTCGACCCGGAACAAAGACGTTTCAATATTGAATTACAGACAAATGATTTACTGGATGAATTATTGAGCGATATACCAGATAGACAACGCACCACTATGGTATTGACCAATATTCATACCATGATTGAACGTTTTAAACAATTGCGTGAAGAATTTTCTACTTTTGACGGACACGGGAATGTTACCGGAACAATCATCAAGGACGCCTCTTGGAAACCATTGATTCATAGTTTAAAGAGTTTCAAAAAATCGCTTTACTGGATATTACCAGTTGCGAAAAATGTGAAAAAAATATATGAAAGAGTCGGTTTTGACAAGGAAGGGGAAGGATACGAATTTGAAGAAATCGAAAACAATATTGTTTATAAAGGTTCTACTCGGGGTGACATGTATCTATTAGATGATATTATTTATGATTATAAATCAAATAATTTACCAGATGGTGGAGAGAATAAATATGCGGCGTTATACAAAACCATTAACCCTTTTTTTACACCTTTTGAAGATGTCAATCCAGAAATGAAAAAGGATGTTATTATTGAGGAAGAAGTCATGGATAATTTCAATGTCATCATTGACACCTTGGGTGATTTGTATTCAAATGTCATTCACGATAGAAATTTAGTAAGTAACCGTTTTGTGATTGATAAATACAATCTAGGATTAACTCGTTTGAAAACAACGCAAATATCCAGAAACAAAAATGTATATCATGTCGAAGATATGACACCACCCGATACAATCGCATTGACCTCCCTGGTAACTTTGCCCGAACCAGTCATTCGTTTCTCTCATATATCATTACCTGGAACAAGTATTTATACCAAGGCAAATTTAAATACCATGTTTGTCAATTATTGGAAATTTTTGAATAATAACACAAGTGTCAATAAAATATTGGTTGATATTTACAATAATGAGGAAACCGTAGAACAAGATAAGAACACCTTTTTCAGTAAAGTAACGAATTTCACCATGAATAAAACTGAACAAACACGAGATATGACCGACCGCGAATTATACTTGAAATTTTTAGAAAAAGTTGTACCTAGAACACGAGTATTGTTTGACAAAATCAAAAAATATATTAATGGAAAATTATCTCTCAAAGAAGTCGTTGAAATTATGGAGCCTTTTCTTGTTTACAATTCTGATTTGACATTTATGCAATACAAAAGTATCAGTATCTTTTTACAAGAAAAAATATCAGAGTTTAATAAAAAAATAATCGAAAGAAGTAAATACTTTTCAAACTTGAAAAGAGTCGGTAAAGGGATTACAAATGAACCCAATGCTAATTCTCTCAAAATGTTGATTTATGAAAGTAAAAACAAGCAAGAAGTAACAGATATATACAATAAATCTATTTATAGAAGTGATATCAATACTGATATTAAAATGACCAATTCCGAATTATTGAAGAAAATGGTAATTGAAGATTTCGGTAATGTTTACAACTACTGCGTCGCCCTAGAAAATACGTTTTTAATGCTTCCAGAGAATATCAATCAAATCATTGAAAATAAAGAAACCCAAATCGAAGAACAGCTGAAAAAAGGCTCTGCCGCGGATGAAAAATGCGAAAACATAATCATCGCAAAACAATACGCAAATATTGAAGAATTGGAAGATGATAATGATAAAACAATCTTTTTTGACCGCAAATACGACAGTACCATTTATAGTATTTTGGACGATTACTTGAATGACCAAATGCGCATGTTACCCGCGGATTTTCACGAATTTTTAACCAAGAAATTAAAAGAAAAAATAAAATTAGACGAAAAGGGAGCAAGTTACCTGGCAGAGACATTAATCAATGGCGCCAAACGGGTGAAAACCGGTGATTACGCCATTTACTTTGATAATGCGCAAAACAAGTTGAATTATTATATAAGAGACCATAATAAATGGGTATTGAAAGAAAACGTGGATGAAAAATTCGTTGGACAAAAACAAGACATGATATGTAATTTTCAACAAAACTGTATTACTATACAGGACAAATATGATGCGAAATGTCAGTCCATGGATACAAACAGGCGAGACCTCACCAAAGACGCATATTTGGAAATCATGAATGAATTCGACTATAAATACCAAATGTCCAAAGAAGATATGCAAATACGTATTCAAATGAAATATGATTATTATGCAGGTATTATTGACAAATTGGACAAATTAAAACAACATCGTATGTTGAAATACAATGACGCCCAGTATAAACTCGGGGCAAAAACAGGTGATGAAGATGTGGATGAAATCATTGTTTCCCCATACATGAAACTACTCAACATTATACTGGGACAAAACGATTTCGTCAAAAGACAAAACGATATTATTACTTTTAAAACCAAATTCACGAGAGAACCCGACACACTTGGCGGCGAAAATGAATACTGGTTTTACTGTATCAAGACCAACACGCAATTATTGCCAACCTTTTTGTATACCATTGCTTCCGTTTTTGTACAAAATCCGGATAATTATACAATGACGGTTGACAGAATCATCAAAGATATTGGTGGTTTGAGTGACGACGGTGAATCATGGGTGGATAAAAAAGGACAAAGTGGTCGCGTGATTCGTAAAATCGATTTTGATATTGATGAAGGCTACGAAGATGGTTTCCGTGTGATTAGTCGCGAACTCCTAGAAAGAGACGCTGGCGATATTGTCGTGGAAAATATTGAAGCCGAACAAGAGAAACGCGTCGATGCTGATAAAATCAAAAGCAAAATTGTAAATGCGGAAACCAAACTAATGTTGAATATTATTCATGCCATGAGCGATTTTATGGGAATCAATCTGGACGACCAATTGGAATTCATATTGAAAATCACGACTGCCGCATTGGCTGATGCGTTACCTTCAGAAAGCGAACACAACAAAGATGCCGAAGAAAAAGCGAAAAAGGGTCAAACCACAAAACCATACAAAAGTTTCTATAACTTTAATATTTTGTACTTGACATTGGCATCCATCATGATCGGCATTCAAACCAGTATTCCAAGTGTAAAAACCAGAAGAACTTTTCCTGGATGTGTCAGGTCTTTTGCTGGTTATCCTATAGATGGCAGCGGGGATACCAGTGGTCTACAATACATGGCTTGTATTATCTCTCAAATACCCAAAGCAAAATCGATTGACCCTTGGTCTGCATTGGGAACCTCTAAACAAGATAAAATAATGACAAATATTAAATTTTTTATTGACAATCATCTTTTAAAAAATATAGATGTAGAGAGAAAAATCAAGGAAAAAATAGAATACTTACTATTGAGCCCCGCTGAAATTATTCCAGTAGAACACGATTTGAATAAATGGCGTCAATTTTTGCCACCTCTTGTTCCTATTAAAATGAAGACGGTAGAAAATATTTCAAGTGATTTTAAAGCATCTTTATTGAGCGATATCAAGGGAGCATCACCTAGACAAAGAGAGAAGATATTAGTTATTCAATCCAAAATCATATTGTTTTCTCTCGCGTTACAAGAAAAAATACAAGAAATCGTAGAAAAGAAAAAACTATTATTAAATAATTCTTCCAATGAGCCCTATATTGAAAACGCTTGTTGTAATGAAAAAGGTGAAAATATAACGATTGACTATTTTTTCAAAGAAAACAGCGAAATCGGTCTCTACAATAGTAATGTCGCTGAACTCGCATATATCTTGGACGATGTTCGGGCCATCAGCAAAGCATGCTTTTTGTTTTGTAGAGAAAATTCCAAAAATATATATCCTGGTCTAACCGATAAATACAGTGAAGAAACCATTTATAAAGCCTTCATTACCTTTTGTAAATTCAAATCTTTAATCCCTATTCCAGATGCCTTGATGGGATTATGTGGAGAGAAACCAGTATTTTCACTTGGTGATTCAATTGGTGAACAAATTCGAAAATTAAAAAATGACGGACACAATTATACGAATGAACAATTCTTGAGATTATTACAGGTGGTGAATAGACATAATATTATAAAAGTATCCATGATTGACCGTTTGAAAACACGAGTTAGTAGAATGCGTGATATCATTGAAAAAATTTCGTCTTTAAATATTGGTGATGCCAAATTAGTGCCAATCGATTTGAGAAATCATTTAGATGATGTATTGGATACATTTGACCTTGGTGTAGAAGAAGACACCAAAGAAATGCGGAAACTAAAGAATTACTTGAGCGAAACCAATAGTAAAATGAAAAATGAGCTGATTGCGTTTATTAAACAATATTCGAGCGTCAGTAAAAATAGTTTGAAGAAAATGGTGGAAAATATCACCAATATCATGGTGTGGAGTGAAAATGCGAAAAATGATAATATATATGATGATACCACGTATAATTCAATCAATTACATCAAAGAATACATTACCAATATTTCAAATGTATATCCAAATAAGATTTTGAATAAACCAGAATTCGTTGCGGGTCCAGGTGAGGTTCGTATTCCAAATCATTGGGATTTATCTCTGACACATCGTTTTGATATTGGCAAAATCATTTTTGATAATTACACCAAACTAAATCGTTTTTATGACGATAAGAAACTAACCAATGTTTTGAATTCGGTGATTCAACATACCAAACAATTCTTGTTGTTGGTCAATGAAACACCTTATATCAATGAAATCAATTACAAAAATATACATACTCATTCTATTTTTGATAAACGCACTTGTAAATTATTGTTTGAAAATTATTTATTATCTGTGTTTACCTCATACATTCGTTATACCGAAGACGATACTTTATTGATTGTTGGCGATTCAAGTGCGGAACAATTGGAAGAACCTGTATCTACTTTGTTGTTGGGTGATAAAAAAGAGTTGAAAATGAAAATAGCGGAATTATTGTCTGTCTATATCAACACGATGGTTGAACATAAACATCTAATCAATATGAATTATGATGAGATTATGGATGTCGTTTATAAAATCAAAGAAAAGGAGAAGGACACCTTTACTGACCGATTAAAAGCAATGACGGATGAACAGCGAGAAACCGATACTGTCTTGAAAATCAATAAACTCGGGGTTTGGTCCAAAGGACTACAAAAGGGATTGGTTGCGTATGACATGGATGCTTATGATGAAGAACGCGAATACATGGAACAATTTGCGGAAATTGAAAACGTTGTGAAAAAGAAGAATCGTAATAATATCAATGATATGAATATTCAACAATATATGGATGATTATATGGAAGAACAACAAAACGGTGAAGACATTGAACGCGAAGAATACAATATGGCAAACATGACAGAGGATTACATGGACGGCTATATTGATGGTGACGAAGACCAAGATGTCGGTTTAGATGATTAAATTTGTATATTTTAGATTTTTAGATTTATTTCCAAAATAGATGCGTATTCATTTGGAAATAAATTGCCCAGACTACCCTATTTATCCACTAGGATTTCCTTTGCGACAGTTCGAATAATTTTGTTGTAATTTTTCAGGGCTTTTTCTTTATCTGTTTCACCCAAGCTCTGGTCAATTAACTTCGTGTAGAGGTCACTTTTTTTATGATTCGGGTCTTTGTACTCGGGGTTTGCTTTTGCCCAAAGATTCATTTGCTTTACATTTTTGTGTTCAATTGCCTTTATGGCTTTTATCATTTGCTGTTTATCATCGTCTTTATGCCAGGTATCATTGTTTTTAATGTGAATCACTTCCCTCTTTAAATCGCTACAGTGAATCGGTCGTTTACTTATATCTAATTGGCTTAATCCCTTGATTAAAATATTGCTAATACCCCCGCAATATCCAAGTGGTCCAAAATTTTCAAAATCTGTTAGGGTTAGAATTAATGATTCCAAGAAATCGCTGAGATTCAATGCGTCTTTACATGTCTCATTCAAAAATACATTCAAGTTGAATTTATTGTTATTTTGGGTGATGTTATTATTCGTAATATTGGTTGTATTTCCAATATTTTCCTTCATCAATTCAATAATTTGTTTTTGAAATTCCTGGTTTTGTTTCAGTAATTCAACAATGGTTGACTGCATATCCATTTCGTTTGTTGTTGCCATTTCAGTGTCTTCCTTGTTTTCCTTGTTTTCCATATCGTATTCATCAACGAATTCATTGTTTTCTTCATGTAAAACCTCCGCATTACACTTTTTTTCATGATACCATAAACTATTGCGTGCCTTGTATTCTTTATTACATTTTTTACACTTGAATAAAAGTTGGGGATTTTCCGGCATCAAGCTGTTCAAAGTGTTCAATTTTACTTTTTTTAGGTGCTTTGCTGTGCGCGTATGTTTTGAATAATCTTTTTTATTAGCAGTTATGTATTGACATATTTCACAGTTATAACTTGTTATATTTGGGGGACAACATTGGGGATTTTTCATTCTAAAGTTCTATAAAATATTCTAAGAAATTATTTTTAGATTCTTTTTCTTTGAAAATGTAAAAATTATGCTCACAAAATTATGCTCTCATGGAAAAATTCAGGAAAATTCCAATAGAGCTTTATGCTGTAAAATGACCAAAAAAACCCTGTTTTTCATGAGAATCTCTCCATATTTGAAAAATGGACATTCAAAAATGTCCATTTTTGATTTTTCCATTTACTTTTGTTTGAAAATTAGAAATTTTAGTAACCAGATTCTTCGAAAATACTAGTAATATTTGTATATTTTATATAATTTTTATATCGTAGATATTTTTGGTTATTGTATAGTAAAATATATTCTGTTTAAAACAAGTTATAGAAATATTTTGAATTTATAATATATATTTATATATAGTATAATGAGTAAAAAAATAGATATAGTAGATACAAATAACCCAACTCACAATAACATTAATTCACCATTGGTTCCATATGATTATACGGCTGTAGTGGATGACTTACAAGATGTTAGAGGTGAAGGTAATTGTTTCTATCATGCGGTAGCTTTAGGTTTAAGAACGTTAGGTTATCCTGATATGAATTCAAACAAATTAAGAAAGCTGATTAAAGAAAAATTAGAAGAATTACTGGAATACAATAAAACAACCGGAAAATTTAATTTGAATGTTGTCTTTAACGAGGCATTTAATATATATGAATATATTAAATCTTCGGACCCGAATGACATATTTCGTAACAAGATAAAAAAAAATGAAAATGTAGACCTAAGAAAAGAGGTGAATGAATATTTAAAAAACTATATTCGTGAAGTCGAAACTGATACAGCATGGGGTTTACCCAATGATTTATTTACTTGGGCATTCTATAAAACCTTTCCAAATATTTGTATTGAGACATATAGTGCCCCTCGGGGTAATGATAAAAAATTATCAATGGCCGGATTGGGTAATTGTCAAGATGTTTATTATGACCTGGAAGATATTTATAGCAATCCACATGGCGAAGTTAAAGATATAATTAAAAACGTTAGAAAAAATATAATACGGATATATAACGCGGGTGCTGTTGAAAATGGGAAAGGTTGTCATTATCAGTCTTTACCCACTACAAAGAATTTAAAATCAAACGGACAGTATATCACCTTTACAGATGATGAAGTTGAAAAAATTAAAACTAATGCTATGACAGAACAACAAAAAAATGAATATTATTTACAAAAGACAATGAAAGAATCCAACAAAGAATCCAACAAAGAATCCAACAAAGAATCCAATAAAGAATCCAATAAAGAATACAATAAAGAATACAATAAAGAATCCAACAAAGAAGATGAAATAAGAAATGTGAATCCACGAATTGTTACACCGGAAGTAGGTGCCGCAGGTGTGAACCTATCAAATGATGAAAATATAGAAAAACCACCGGGTGTACAAGAAGTGACCGAAAATAATACGCAAATCGTAAACGACCCAGATGAAAAAACAAAACCATTACCTAGACCTGAAATCGAACCTGTATCTGGTTCTGGCAGTGGTTCTGGTTCTTCTGCTTCAACTCCGGGTTCTTCTTCAAGTCCGGGTCTAAGTCCGGGTTCGACTTCAACTCCGGGTTCGACTTCAAGCACGGGTTCGAGTCCAATCCCACAACCAAAAAAAACGATACTAAAAGAGGTTTCCAAATTAAATTACCCGATTGACAAGACGCCAATAACCGTACCCAATTCATTGGTCATATATTTAACCACGAATGTACCGGGATTTCAAAAAATAAAATTTGTTCCAAACATGGTACAACCAAATATAAATAAATATATAAATACTGTATTTTTTGACCCAATTGTTCCATTGGACAGTGATGTGATTCATAAAACCCCCAAACAATTGTTAAAAACCCAATTTTTTGATAAGGGATTATTTTTTACATTGAAAAATAGAACCTTAACAAAGTCAAGCAGTAGTTACGATATTTACACAAATTTTTTTGAAAAAGACCCATTTAAAAACCCGTATTCATTATTAAAAAAAAATGATAACCCCATAGAAAAACAAATGGAAAAATCAGAAAATATTGGAATCATTAATAATAATATTCGTACTACAATAAATACTTTGTTTAAAAAAGATTCCGTTATTTTCTTGGATAATAAACCATACACTATATATGCATATAGTTGGACTCCGGGAGATTGGAAAATCGATACAAATACAAATTTGCCGGATTTTTTATCAACTGGAGAATATTATGGCGCCTATTCTAAATACCAAGGAGGACCCGTATCTCCGGGTGCGTTAGATGTGCATCCAAGTGAGCGTGTTCGCCAACCAACGATTTATATTACCAATTCACCATCAAACAATCAATCAACACCATTACAAATACAAAACGCCGAAAAACAATTAAATAGTATTCCTCGTAAATTGATTAGTGGTCCCACCTATAATGAAAAAGAATTTTCAAATATTAGTACGATTCACCCCAAGGAATGGAGATTATTAACAAGTGGAAATAAAACGCCAGAATTAACATTTCCCGTGGATAATAAAAAATTAAAATTAGAGGATTTAGAGAGAAACCGATATAATCCAAATTTGCCTCAAATATTACCAGCAGCCCCTCAAAATAATCCATTATTATTAGAGGATTCTACGTATAATCAGCCAAAAGTATTACCTGCGCAAATCGAAAATTCACCATATCAAAACCAACCACTACAATCAACAAATAATCTTCAATTAACAAATGGTAATGATTCGTCAATACCTAAAAGAATTACCAATGGTGAGAATGATAAAACACAAAATAATCTACGCATTGAAAACAATATGGGTGTAATTCCGGTAAATCCTCACTATAATAATTCACAATTATTTATACAAAATGGAGGGGATGATGGTGTAGAAGAGAGAAAAAGAATAGCTAAACAAACCGATATTCGAAATTTTTTCTTTAATTTTTACAGCGATATTAATCAATATTATAAAAACATGAATGATGAACAAAAGCATTTTTTTGAATATATATTGAACAACAAAAAGGAAATTGTCGAGAAAGGTAAAGGTAAATTACCAGATGAATTGAGGAAAAAAGATTATTGTTGTAATCCAGATGAACGTAATTTACTAAATATATTTGTACAAGAGGCTACACGAGAAAACAGTTTTTTTGATTGTATTGTAGCAGGAATTAAAGACTATTACCTGAAAAACACAGAGGATGACGAAATTGCTTGTTGTTATAAAAAATCACCAGATAATAAAGAGGGTGACAATATAGAAGATAGAATATTGAATTGTATTGATATAGATGGTATGAAACTTGCGATATATTATTATTTCATGGACCATCCACTTGAATATGATGAATATTTAGAGAATTATAGAGATTCCAACAATAAAAATATTCAACAAATTTGTGATGAAATGAATACGTTATTTGAAAATATGATAATAGATACAGAAAATGAAGATGCTCAAAAAATACCAAATAGTGAAAAGGCTTATGATAATATAATACAAAATATATACAAAGAACTTTCTATAAAAAATCCAGTGCTTGGAATAAAGATACCAAGATTTGAGAAAGAATATAACAAAAATACAGATAAACAAACAAGACCTTTTGAAATTGTGAAAATCATAAATGAAGACAACTCAAACAAATTCAAGGACTACATACAATATGCTGACTTTTTGGTGGATGATAAAATCGTTGAAATTATTCGAAAAAAATACGGAATTAAAGTAGTCATTATTGAAAAAAATAATGGAAACAATAGTTATCGCATAAAAAATCCGGATATTATATCAATTCCTGAGAATAATGACAATTATCCGCCTTGGAATAAATACATGTTTCTCTTATTAGATAACGATGGACATTATGATTTATTGACATTTGTCACAAGAAAAACATATTGGTGTAAAGAGAAAACAACAACATCACTATTTTTAAAAGAAGACCAAAACTATATTTGGAATGTACCTCCTATTTATATCATTTATTTAATGTTTCTTACATGTTTCCTTCCCAAATCATTTGATGTAGTGGATAAAACGAGATTTATACAAAATATAGATTTATTCAAAGATGATTATATCATTTTTAATAATATTTTTGAAAAAATATTCATTTACGTAAATGACCCAAAGAATAAGAAAAATTTGGAAGGAATATCACTCCAATTAAAGAATGCAATTGATAAAGTAAATGAAACTAATAAAATTATCCAAGATTCAGAAAAACACGCGGAAATAAGAAAGGCTGAAATTATAGAACAAGAAAAGAAAAATTATCGAATAAAAGCATTGGAAAAAATAAAAAATATATATAACAATACAATAGAATCATTAACAAAATTATTAGAAGGTTTTAAACAACCTGGCGACAAGGACAAAATAAAAGAAACTGCCAAAGAAATTAAAAATTTAAAAACAAGTTTTCAAACAGTGACTGATAAACCAGACAATGATATTAATATAAATAAGTTTATAAATTTGTATGAAGTAAAAGATGATAAAGATATAGATAAATATATAGTTGGTTTAAAAGAAGAAATCGTAAAAAAAAATAATGAAACGGAACTAACGGAATATATGGATGATACACTCGATGATAAAAGTACCTCTGAAAAAATTAGGTATAAAACAGCAAAACTTGAAAATGAAACCTATAAAAAAGTAGTACAAGAAAATGACCTGAAAAAGAGTAATAAAAGTTTTATTGAAAAATTTTCTAAAATATTTAATTGGTTGAATGGGACAACATTAGACACGAATCAAATAAGTAAAAAAGTAAATGAAATTAACAATGAAACACCTGAAATAGAGAAGGAAGAAGTCGGTATTCCACCTGAAGAAATTTTAGGCCGTGGTTCAGGAGATAGTCCTAGTTTTATTCCAACTACAGATTCGGGTACAGGTTTTGGTGTAAGTAGTCGTCCAGATAGTGGTACTAGTTTTGGTCCTGGTCCTATTCCGGGTCCTATTTCAGGTACTACAAGTATTCCAATGAAAGGTGTCAAAAAACAAGCGCCTCCTCCAAATGGACCTCCACCTCCATTGGATGAACTAGATATACTAAATGATAAATTAAAAAAGGAGATTATTTCTTCTTGGAAACAAGTGAATTACGACAAGGACCCAAGTAAAAAATACTGGTGGAACGAAATCACTAATGAAACAACAAGTATTGGCGCACCCAAACCAACCGGGTTAACGGCAACAACACCCCGACCAGGATTTATGAGTTATGACAATCCACTCAAAGAAAATTCAAAAACGAGTTATATTGTTTTTGTAAATTTAATCCTCTATCCAGGAACAAGTATTCCAGATAAAGAAAAGAAAAAACTAGCATGTTATTTGAATTATGAGGAAATACGCAGAAGTTATGCTGAATTGATGGGATATGAATATATACCTATTCCAATGAATGATGATAAATATTATAAATTAGATAATAATGATAAAAACACAAATACCAATACTATTACCAATACCAATTCTAAAGAAGAAAATCCTGAAATTTCTAAAAAGAATACGACAAATAAACAAGTAACGTTTGATGTAAATTCTCCTCAAAGAATCAACGGCGGAAAAAATAGAACAAAACGTAACCGAAAAATATGAAATAAGTAAGAATGTCTCTCCATCCATAATAAATAAAAACTAATATGTCATATTTGTTTTTATTTTATCGAATTTTGAAAAGTCATTAACGCATCTTTTTGCTGCTGCAGTTGTTTCTCTTTACTCGCTTTAGCTAAAATCGCCATGGCGTTATCTAATTCTTCCTTACTAACAATACCATCTTTATTTGTATCAATTACGTCTTTTAACAAACGGTATTCGTGTGGAACAATACATAAACTACTTTCTTCATTAAATAAATGGTCGGTTAATACAATTAAAACGGCAGTTAAACCAAGCGCCACATAGATGTTACGACTACCCATCCATGCCAACACAAAAATCATGATTTGTCGTGTCACAGATAATTTTAAATATTCAGCCGAAGATTTACTTAATTCAATAGTTACATATTTTGAACCTAAATTCATCATGATAATCATAATACCAGAAAAAACTTGACTACTATTTACCAACATGATATTGTTGTGTAAAAAATTCGTAATCCGTTGAAATATCGTAGCATTTTTTGGTAAAGGAGTGGATTGCGCGGCAGCGGAAGTCGGCATAAAGGGATTTCCGGGTGGCGGTGCAACTCCTGCTGCCGGAGGTGTAACACTCGCAATGGGAAGAATATTTTTAATTGATGATTTATTTTTTCTACTTGTTTTTGTCTTAATTGTCATATATTTAGTAAACAAAATATTTTTTAGACAAATTGTAAACCAAGCATTTTTAAACCCTTATTTGTTTTATCTGTAAAATATTCTCTATATTCATCTGTAGCTAATTCAGCATTTCTTAAATGTGGTCGAACAAATTTACGAATACCAGGTGTGAAATTTTCTACATTTGATTGTTTTGAGCTAGATAAATTATTAAGAAAAATACGATTTACTAAATATACAGTTAAAATCAAGAAAAGAATCGTTAATCCAGTGGATAATATATATGATTGTTTACGCATTATATATATTAATCCAATATTATTTTGTTTAGTATAATAAATAATTATTCTTGTATCAATTCGTAACCAGACATTGTACCATCATTACCTACTGAAATTGGTTCCTTATATGGTCCAACCATTCCGGAAATAGGTAATGTATTTGATTCCTTTGACCTCAGTGTTGTTTCTGCTGCTATCCGGTCAATTCCAGTGTTTCTTTTTTTATTAGACATACCTTCAAGGACAGGAGATTCAAATTCAGTATTAATATAGCTATATTCGATTTCATCACCTCTATAGTCATATTCATGTTCTAAATTATCAGGTTCTTTAATAATATTATATTTTTGTCCATTTTTCTCCTTCTCTTTATTTTGTCTTTCTTTAGGAAAAAATCTGGTATACAAAAACAAGGCTAGTATTATAAAAAAGGCAATAAATCCTAATTTAACATTATAATAAAAAATTAATCCAAGAATAATGGTACTCAATATGAAACCAAATCCTAAATGAAATGAATATAATGAGGCGATTGTTAAAAGTATAATAAATACAATCATAAAGGGAAAAATCATTTTTTTTATGGACATTTATATTTATATTATATAATTATTTTTTTTTAATTTAAGATTGTTTTCCAAATTATTATCTTATTTTTTATTAGGAATGTCTTTAGCAATGTATGCAGCACCATTTAATAATAATGATTATATGGATAAAATAAATGATACCGATACACCTATTGGAAGAAAAAAAAATTCAAACAATAAAACCCAAAAGAGATATTATACACCCCCTTCTCCTAAAGACAATAATACTGATAAAATAAACAATATTTTACGAACAATCCATAACTTACCGGATGACAATGATGAAGAATTATCAGATTTTAATGAATTATTGCCACCACCGATTTCCGCAGGTGTAGAGCAAACCAAAGCCAAGGAAGGTTTTGGAAACACCAATCAGTTATCATCTTTTGTCAGTCCTGTAAATCCACCTGAAATAGATGAGAATATTAAATCAATATATTCAAACTTGAATGCTCCAACAAATGACATGTCTTTTGCCTCGGCAACTGATTATGGACGTTTTATACCCGATTACACTAAAATGTATGGAACAAATGGACAAAAACCTCAACAACAAATGACTGGTTTTACAGGTGGAGCCAAAGGTCAAAACGATGCCCTTATGGAAAAATTGAATTATATGATTACCCTTTTGGAACAACAAGAAAGCGACAAGACAAACAATGTTACCGAAGAAGTCATATTATACTCCTTTTTAGGAATCTTTATTATTTTCATTGTTGATTCCTTTGCGCGGGTTGGAAAATATGTAAGGTAATGTAACCTCGGGGTTACAATATAATACCTGGTAAACAAAACCATGTACATTTAATTCAAAATAAATACTTTATTTGAAGGAACAGTTGGATAAATATAATTATATAAAAAATATGCCGTCGGGCTCACCATCATCGGGGCAGTTTTCATTTTAATATTTTTAATGATAACTCCATTATCAGATAGGTCTTCAATAAACGCATAACCGAATTTGTTATCTTGTTTTACTCGCGACAAGGTGATTTTTGAAAGCGCCACTTTAAAACCGTGAATAAAAATATCGGTGTCTTTACAACAATTTACGGAAGCGAAAGAGACGAGTGCCATAGTGCCTTTTTTTATGCTTACTGTTGCGTCACGGAAATAATAACAAGCCAATACTTGATTCTCTTGAATAATCATATAGACATAAATGTTTTTTGTTTTGATTAATTCTAGTATATTGGATAATTCGGGGGTAATGCATACTTCGTATTTATTTTCAAGATTGAGTTTCAAAAAATCGACTAAATAGTGAATATTAGTGGGACCACATTCAATGAGTTCTAGATTACCGCCAGGTAAATCACTAGGGACGCACCATTTTTTCATGGAGAATCCATACGTATTATATACACAAAGCGGTACTATACCAGTGAGTTCGTTTTCTCTCTTGAACAAAGAAACAGAAATGGATTTATTGAAATATCTTTGATTATATTCATGTGTTTGTATCATTTGGGGTGCTATTCCCTTTTTCCGGTAATTTGAATCAACGCATAAATGGTCGACATAATATAGGTCAAAATTGGTTTTGTGACTTGGTTTATTGAAATAAATATGGAGGGGGCGGGTGGTCATGACTGAAATGATTTTATCATCCACCAAGGTTGTCGCCTGTTTGGCGTCATATAAATAATTGGGTTCTTCATAATAGCTCAAAAAACAGGTAGCATTGTGACCAATAAGATAGGGCACAATATTTTCCTTAGTCGGGATATACTCGTTTTCCCCATTTTTCAAAAAATGATTCCGGATTAGATTTACAAAACAGTTCATCGTGTATTCGTTTATTTTTGAAAATTCTTTGGTTTTTATTTGATAAAAATTACAATATTTGTTCTTTTCGGGGAGTTCTCTCATGATGACCCCATTTGGATAAAAAAAATAATGAAAATCATACACATGATATACTGGTTGTATAGACCAGAAACGGTATTTAATTTTAATATATGCGGCAATTATAAGTAATACTAAACATAAAACCAGAAATAGATAAGGAATCATGGGTGTCAAGTACAAATACCACATAAGTGAAATAATTTATTATAATAATATTTATTTTTATAAAAAATCTACTTATAAAACGTAGTTGAAGAGAGAAAACCATATTTGTAATCCCTAATCCCTTCCGCTGCTTTAATTAGGTTTCACAAAGACGAATAAATATTGGTATTCATAACCAGCACGAATCAAGTCAATTTTACTTTGTACAATGAAACCCGCTTCTTTCGCGATTTCTAAAATATCTTGGTAAGGCTCCATATACAATTGATGCTCTTGTTTACGGAAGACCTTATCATCACTCTTGTTTTTGAAAGTTTCGACGAATTTAGCAGTATTATTTTGGTCATTTAATTGGAATTCAGACTGGTATTTGAAATCGTCAAACGTGACTTTACTATTGGTAATGCGTTTTTCCGCATATCTTTGTGGTGTAAGTAATAAAAGTGGATTCGCCGCAGGAATAATGGTATCAAACATGTATTTATCTACTAAATGAACCACTAAATATCCGCCACCTATTAACCATTTCATACAATTCCTAAAAAACTGTAATTTGTCGGGAATGTAGTAGATTGTGAAATATAGGCATAAAATGTGAGTAAAGGATTGCGGATTGAAAATCATGGCATTGTTCACATCACCCTGTAAAAAATTTAAATTAGGATACATTTCTTTTGCTTTCTTTACCATAGTATCAGACTGGTCAACGCCGACGACTTTGAAATTCTTTTCTGCTAAAGCAGCCACGTGGTGACCGGTTGCGGAGCCAATATCCAAGATTACACTTTTTTCGTCGGGTTTCGTATTATTAATGATTTTGTCAATTTCAAATTCATTTTTAACATCACTGTATAATAACTGGTCATATATGTTTACATAAAAATCGTCATAAATTTCACTTGTTCCGTCTTTAAAGGTGAATTCTTGACGGGTCACAGTAAATCCTTCCGTACGATTATTTTTATACATCATGTAAAGAATAATAATGATGGAAAAAATGACTAAAACCTTTCCCCAATTGGAAAGTTTTTCATAAGTATTTGAAATGGAACTAACGCCTTTACTTAATGTTTTCAATATTTTCATTTTCTCTTATATGTATTATTGTTATTTTTTTTTGTGTAAATACAATATTATAATTAAAATTTAGGATTACGTCTTGTTTTTCTTTTCTTTTTATTTGTTTTCCGGGTTTTCATGGTTTTACAGGGTTTTCTTTTTTTGTGTGATATTTTACCACCTTTTTTTTCACGTTCTGTAAGTTCATCTATAGCATTTAGAATTTTGTATTTTGTTTTATCATCTTGGTATTTAAAATTATCCATTGTTATATCTACTTTACGAAGGTCAGTGTTTTTGCTTTTTACTTTTCCAACAGCAAGGTAAAACAGTTTTATTTGTGTATCATTCGCAATATCCATATTATTTTCATTTTTTTCTTTATTTTCTTCCCTTATCTTATTTTTTTCGAGTAATATCGCATTTTTTGATACGTCAATTTTATCTTGTAATTTACGTTGCATGTCATTATTTATATAATCTTCATAACTCACTTTATTTATGTCTAATCCTGCGCGTTTAACCGCATCATTAAATAATTTTCGGTCATTTTCATGTTGAATATTTCGTCTTTCAGTTAATTCTTCTCTTTTACTCTGATTAGATAGATGAGGCTGTTGTAAAATGATATCTTTGTTAGAATATCCAAAAACAGTTTTTCCGATTAATTCTGGATAATCTGTTTTTAAATATCCTTTTAATTCATCTTTACTATTAGGTATATATTCAGTATCTGTAAGACTTTGCCTTTTTTTATTAAGGTCATTATAGTGTTTACCATAGTTATAATATATTGGATTTAATTCTTCTTCATTTGATTTTCTAACCTTTTTATGATGCTCTTTTTTTGCTTTATCATATATATAATAAAATTCGCTAGGGTCTACATTTCCAGGAAGAGGGTCATGAATGATATGTTCTGTTCCAGAATCGCTACGTACTAAATTCCCTACGATAGAAACTCTTTTTCTTTTATCACCTGATTTTTCAACAGGCTTTTCATCTGTAATCATAATTTTATGTATTATATATTATACAAAGAAAATTTACACTCGTTATTTTTTTGTTTAAATATACAAAATATACAATATAAATTATAAAACTAAAATGACGGATTATTCAGAAATTAATGATTTAAGAGAACAAAAAGAATTCAAAGGGATTACTTTTTCTGGTTATAAGAAAACCGAGGCGCGCAAAGAATTATTAAACAATTTAATTAATACTAAAATAGAACAAGCATGTTATTGGTCGGCGGAGTTCGTGTGCGCAGGTCATTTTAGCGATTTATGGGAGCTAATTCTCTTTTTTTATAGTAAATATATTCATTTAGGAAATCCTAAACTTGCCATATATTTAGAATTACGAATCAACAATTTTAAGGAGATTATGGTTGCCGGATATTTAGGCAATGAAATCAAATTACGCAACAATGAAAAAATCCGTAAATTATTTTGCGAAATTGTTTGTATGCTCTGTAATGCGAAACGAAAGCATAGTTTTGACGAAATCAAAATAAAAAAAGCGGATTTTGACATGACCCAAATGACAGACCGTTTCAAAGCACCCAATATCAATTACGCACAGGAAATTATTCAAAAGGAAGACCCTAAAGAGTTATATATCGCAATCAATGAATTAGCTTATAATTTATCTAAAGATGGTAAAAATATAATAAATGCTTGTTACTGGTTCGAATGGATTACTGAATATGAGACGATTTGTATAAATAAAAAGGAAAAGTGTAAATGTGAAAGACGAAGTCAAATGCCAGTAGATGCCAAGTCTCAATTAGATATTGTATGGATTATATGGGATATTATATTAAAGGAGTCAACAAATCATAACAAGATGATACAAAAAATCATAAAATCTTTATTGTCACTCTTTTCATTGAAATATACTCATTCTTGTAATAAAAGGCGAAAAAACATTATTTATTTTGCCATGTCACTATTGAGCGAGACTGTGAATGTAGAGGAAGATTTGGTGAAAGACAAGGACCAAGTGGCGGCAATTGTATCAAAAATAGACAATATATATAAACAAATTAAGAAAAATGAACAAGCCCCTAAAACAGATTATTTATTTACCAACTTGAACAAGTCAAATTTAGACAAAACTATCGAAAAATTAGAAAAAATGAATGCATTTGGCGAGACATTTGTTCCGCGTTTATAAAATTCTCAGGAAATTACTAGAATCCTAAGAATTAAAATATTGTTATAATATATGACGCGTACTCGTCGTAATCGTAATCGTAAACAAAAATCATGTAAAAATATAAATCTCAAGTTTGAAGAAAATATTGTGACGAAATTTTTAGAAGTGTTAAACACTGTCAAATTATATCATTGGAAGACTCATAGTTATGCAGTACATAAAGCAACGGATGAATTGTATTCAAAACTAAATGAAAATATTGACCATTTTATTGAGGTACTTTTAGGAAAATGTGGCAATCGCATAAGTTTAGAACATGTAAAACATATTTCTTTAAAAGATTTTAATCATGATAATCAAATAATGAGAGAAATGACGGATTTCAAATCCTTTTTAATTGGGTTGGATTACCAGTTGAAACAAATGGGTGGTATGACGAATAGTGATTTGTTGAATATAAGGGATGAAATGCTTTCAAGTGTGAATCAGTTTTTGTATTTAATGACATTCAAATAATACAGGTGAATATAAGTCGTGTTAAAATAAAAATGTGTATATAATAAAAATTTAATATATTTATTTTTATTATAGCTAAACATGAATAGCGGAGCAGAAAAATCAATCATGACAAACCCGATTTCAGAAATGTTGAATAAAAATAGTTTAGGAACAGATGATGTATTTCCAACTGATAATTCTAGTGAAATGAATTGGTCCTTGGTTATTTTAGGAATAATTATTTTAGGTTTTGTTGTATTTATGGTGTATAAAAATTATACCGGAGATGAAAATATTTTTGAGAATATATATTCAAAAATAAAAGATTTAGTCGAATCAATTAAAAATCGTATTTATTCTACTGAGTCATCATCTACAAATATAGAAAAACATATGGAAAATGACCACGGTATTCAACCAAAAGATGAAACTCCTGTAAGCGGTTCTTCTACACCTGATGCAAGATTACCTCAACACGATGAAAATAATAAACAACATTTGAACGATGCTCTTAATAAAGCTACACCTAATTATACACCTGAACCAGGTTATAGTGCGGATGATTCCTACAGTAGTATACAAAAAAGCAAATCATCCAACAAATCTGGATGGTGCTATATAGGTGAAGACCGCGGATTTAGAGCATGTATAAATGTTGGTGAAAATGATAAATGCATGTCCGGAGATATTTTTCCAACTAGTGAAATATGCGTAAATCCAAATTTACGATTATAATTACGCAGGAAAAATCAGTTTTGCTCCTTGAGGCCACTTATCTCCGGCAGTCGCATAAGTACGCTTTACTTTAGGATAATACGTAGGTAATGCTGTATTGTAACAAAAATAGGATGTAGTTGGTCCAGGAACATCAGACGCAGAAAGTGGATTACAATTTGAATTACTTTTTGTTACCTCATATACTTTTCCGGTTGAATTTTCGGCATAAACATTACAAAGCATATTTCCTTCGTCGGGTATAACTATTGTTGGAATTAATATTGGTTTTCTACCACTATTTGGCACTAAAGGGTTTCGTGATTTTTTTTTGGGGTCAATTGGCGGTGGCATTGTTGGATTATTTCCGCTCGCACCAGTGCTTGGTGGAACAAAACTATATTCTTGTGGTACAGGCGGTAAAGGATTAATAATTCCATCATTATCTATAGTTTCTTCACTCTGTGCTGTTACCGGATTTATAATTTTTTTTTTATAATTGACTCTTTTATTATTTGTCGTATCTGGATTTGTATATGTTTGACTTTGTGTTGCCCATGTTTTTTTTCTATTCGTCCACATGCCTCGCGCAATTTGAGAATACCGTTGGTTTTGAGTAAGATTCGAACTATTTTTTTTGTATTGAAGTATATTTCCCTTATTTAAAACCGCAAGTTCATATATTGTATTATTATTAAAGATAACTTCGCCAATGGGTGTTGTATTATAAACACATTGATTTTCAAAACGATACCATTCTTTTGTTGGAACTGGATTATAATTTTTTCCTAAACACGACATATTTATATTTATTTGATACAATAAATATAGATTCTTTCTTATAAACGTTTTCTGGTAAAATTTAATTCGAGCCATAAAAATACCATCGTAATGATAAATAGTCGGCAGACCTTAACAAAAATGACGCGGAATTGGAAGAACTAATATTTAAGTTAGGACCACTTGTACTTAAACCACTGATTTCGTTTAATCCAACCGCGTAATCATAATAACGCAGGTCGGAAATATTGCCATCAAATCCACCATTCATGGCAACAAATACATCACCATAATTTTGTTTTGGAACACCATTTAGATTTATACTTTTGGTAATGACTCCGTTAATATATACGTCTAAAGTTTTGTTACGACAGCGAATAATTACATTCACCCATTTTCCAATAGGAATATTATTAATGGTGATTTCCTCCTGTATACTATCATACGTATTCATGATGACTAATAAATCATTTGTATTTGGATAAATATACATTCCTGGAGCATTATTTGGAAAATTTAATCCCTTTGTATCAAGGGATGATATTCCTACATTATTTCCCTTGCTGAATATATGTTTATACTTTCCTTCATTGTATTTTAAATCATTAATAAAAATCCATACAGACCAGGTGAATTCAATTCCATTGGGGGTATTAATAGAACGATTAATCGTGATTGAACCGTTTGATGAAGGATTTTGTGGAATAATAATTAATTGTTTTGCATCAATCAAGCCGTCTATTAATTTTGGATTATTATTTATATTTGTTAATATGCGTTTTAATATAGTCATTGATATTTTTAATACAATTATAAAAACAAGAATTGCCAACATTACAAATGAAAATCTAGCAATTAAACTACTTGAATTTAAAAAATCTTTTATTCCACTACCTCTTCCAGCAGTACTATTTGAAAATGGATTCCATATTGATGATGATGCTGATGATGCTTGTGATTTTGCTGAATTGTTCATTTTATCTTATATATATATTATAAAAGAAAAAGCTATTATTACTAAATAATTTATTTATCTATAATCAAAAAATTTATGCGGATATTGTGTAACTGTTTGTTTCTGTTCCACCACTATCAACCGTTGAAAACTTAATTTTAACATTTGTACCAAAGATACTATCAAATATACTATTATTATAACCACCTTCATATTTATTCCATGCGGTTTGAGGGTCGCTTGCTTTTGGTAAATATTCAAATTTAGAGGTCCATCCTGAAAATCCGCCTGCGGGTGTTATATAAACATTTGAATCTCCATTTACCTTTGCGGTTCCTGGTAATACGCAAGTATTGACTAATTTTCCATCTAAATAAATATCTAAAGTTCGTCCATAAACACTAATTAATAAATTACACCAAGATTGTATTGGTACATTAAAAATATTACATGTGTGTGTACTCGTTTTATTTCCATCACCGAATACAGCTAACGCAACTTGTAAATTATTTTCGATTTCACCGAAAGTTACAATTGGACATGGATTTACGATTCCATCCTTAGAATTATCACCTCTTCCAAATAATATCTTTTGTTCTCCATAATGATAGTTCCAATCATTTATGTAAAACCATATAGAATATGTAAAGTTAGAACTATTGGATAATTTTGAGGCTTCAATTGTCTGCATAGTTGTTCCAGAAACGATGCTTGTTGTAACTCCTGTATAAGAATATACATAATTTAAAATAAAATATAAAAATATAATCAATATGACTATGAAAAGAATTGATTTAATATCCATAATATATATACTATAATAGAAATTAATTATATTTTATATTGATATTTTTCAATATAAAATTATTAAAATCGTAAAAATACTAAAATAGTAAAAAAATACTAAAATAGTAAAAATACTAAATAAATGTCAACAAATTTTACACGTTTTGATTATCTTTATTTGCCGCAAAATACCATTTTAATGACAAATAATCTGGATTAAAATCAGTGATATTTGTAGGGTCTAGTTTTTGTTCAGGTACCGTTTCATCCTGGGTGCTAGGTAAATTTGGCGAATAGTCGGGGTCACTTACATTAAATGAGGATATTGGTTTTACTGTGTATTCCCCAATATTCATAATTGTTTTGTTGATATGTGAAATAACTGGCGGAGTTTTATCTTTCACCGAGTTGTATAAATGATTAATTTGTGAAATGGTTAATGGTGTCTTGAAATAATTTACATTACATACTCGTCCAAAAATTCCTCTATCACTTCCAACATCTAAAGTATCATATTCCATAAATGGGATAATTTGTAATTTCGATTTTTCCAATAATCCATTGTAAAATATATCTAAAGCTCCGCTATCGTAATTAATAATAATATGATTCCACTTTTGAAGTAAAATATCGGGTTTTTCAAATAATATTGTATTTCCATTTTCATCTAATATGTTATTTTTGTTCCCATTGTTTTTCGTAACTAAACGCATTTTATTTAGTTTTACATTATATTCCAAGTGAAATTTATCACCATAATTAATAACAGATGTGTATTTTTGACTTGCTATATTTATACTAGGGTTTTCTGAATCTAAGTATAACCAGAAAGAAAGACCATATTTATAATCGAACTCTTCAGTTCCTTGAAGTGTTTGATAACTCGCTATGGTGGTTTTATCGCGTATACTAATTGGTAGATTTATTAACAATAAACCATTTTGGAGTTGATTCATATACATCAAATATGGGTAAAATACAAAATATATTAAATACATGATTACTACAACAATTAATAATATTAAATTACTTTTTGTCGCTTCATTTTGAATGGTTTGACTTGTGATTGCTCCCGAAAATGATTTGCCTTTAAATAGTTTCAATAAAAAATTATAAACGACATCAAAAATGGAATAAAATAAACATGGAATATAAAAAATGCTATTTATAATTAATCTTAAAGCTGGACTTTTATTATAAAAATCAGTAGATGTTAATAATTTAAACATGACCCCAAGAATAATAACAATAAAAAAGGCATTTATTACAAAATTCGCAACTCCACTACCTGTATTTGAATATGATACAATAGTATTTATAATCCACGCAAACATTAATATAGAAACAATCGCGCCAAATGAATATATTAAAACAGACTTATCAAAAAATTTTTGTAAAGTTCCTAGACTTTTATTTGATTCAAGTAAATTTAATACTAAAAAAATAAATCCAAAAATCAAAATAAAAATGAGAAACATTATTATTAATCCCATATTGATTTTTAGATGAGTGCCGAATAACTCGTTATACGAATCTAACGCATATTTACCAATACCAGAATTGTAAAGGGTAAATAAAAAGACACAAAGACATATGTAAATAATGATTCCACTGATTTGTTTTTCCAACATAAAATGACTACTGTAAGAAAGTTTTGTTATTAAATCAGTATAATCAATTGTATTGTATATGTTAAAATATAACAACGCGCATCCAATTATTAAAATAAATGGAAACAAATAGGAGGCGTTATTTTTTAAATCTTTATTTGTCAATTCATTAAATATATAAATCATTATACAAATAAATACAATCAAGAGTTGTAATTTTATATCTTTATATATTGTTTTCGTAATCTTAAAAAATGAAAAAAAGAAACTTAATGATAAGATACTAATTAAAAAAGCCAATACAAGATAAAAAGTTTTATTATTTTTTAATTCGGCACCTATGTTATTACTTATGCTAGTGTATGAGTCATAAATGTCTTTATCAACTGGATTTCCATATATCGATAAAAGAATAAATATAATGATGAATACAATGACGATTACTAAAAATATCTTTGTTATTGATGGTCCCATTACATCGTTCAACCAACATAAACGATTGTTAAATGTATTTTTCTCGAAATTATTACTTTTATTTATTTTATCCATGTTATATTATTGTTATATTATTATATTATAAATATTTACATTTATAAATTAAATATTTATTTAAAGTTATCATTATAAGTATCATATATTGATACCTAAATATATTCAAGAATGAACAATGACCCATTTATATATACAATCATGACCTATATGGTAGTATACTTGGGAATTTATATATTATATAATTTATTTTCGAATGATGATAACATGACTCATTCAAAAAGTACAGAAAATATGAAAGACGACGATTAAAATTTATCGTCCGGCGTTTTACATATTTTCCATGGCGGTTTTTTGTCCATGACATTCTCTACACAAGGCAATCAAATTTTGAACTTCATTGCTACCTCCGTGTTCAAGACGAACTACATGATCTACTTCAAACCAGGCACTTAATTGTTGTTTACAGTTTCCACATTTCCAATTTTGACAAGAGGCTACATATTTTTTCTTGGTCTCACTGACGGAGCGTTTGGTTGCCTTACCAGGAGTACCAGTTGCGCCACCGGATTGTAGTATTTTTCGTTCATAAGGGTTGCTAGGATTGGTCGCATTTAAATTTCCCATGAATGACCCCCCTATACCCCCGTCGTTATTATCAATATTTGTGAAATCAATAATAGGCGAAATCATATCCATAGATGATTTATCAATTGGCATGTATTTAATCATATTATTTGCGTGTAAAAGAATATTTTTACATTTGGACGGATTTCGTTTCATCAGTAAATAAAAAGAAATGCCTAGTACAGCGATAAATGCCATGGTATAATATTTTTTGTATGACAAGATAAGTTTGAGATATTTTCCGTTATGATACGTATTGAATATAAGAAATGCGGTTATTCCAAATATCACTAATTCTAGTTTCATGATTATACTTATATATTTATTATAAAAAAATATAAGTATATCCGTTTTAATTTTTAAATTTCATTTTTCATTTTATTTGACCCTATTTTCTTTGTGATATTTTTTTTACTAGATACACCATTTGGTTTGTTTTTCTTTTCAACTATTACCTCCGAATGATTCATTTTTTTAACACTAATATAATCAAATAATTTGAAAATACTTTTTTGTTTGGGTTTAAATTCTTCTCTCAACGATTCATTAAACAAAGGGTTTAATTGGTTTAAAATTTCAACTAAAGAATTAACATCGATAGGTTTCTCTGCTGAATCTAACAATAATGAATAGGCATCTTTTACTTTATTTACTATGTTTAATTGTTGCGGTTTAAAATGTTTTATTCCATATTTTATATTTTTGTTTTTTATATAATCAATAAAATAGGTATATATGGAAACAAATCCCCAAACATCCAGATTTTTTAAATAGACTTGTTTGAAATATTCCATCACATGAAATTTACCATTCTTAATATATTTTTCCAATATTTTGAATAAATAATTAGATATGTATTCATACGCATATTTTATGTCTAATGAGTCGCCTGAATGTTTATCAACGAATTCATTCTTGAATAAAACTTGAATGGTTCGGTGAATAAGAATCAAATGTTTTGAAAAATGACGTTTCGTTTTCAAATAACTATGAATAAAATCTTTCAATTCACTTTGTGACGGATTAGGGTTCGTCTTTAAAAATTCATCGCACGTTTGTCTAAAAAATCTGGATAATAAAATACACGAAAATGGAAGATTATATTGAAATGGACGATTCACAAATGCATCTGGTATGTTTTCTTCATCCTTGTATATTTTCGATAATCCCCAATCAATTAAACGTGTGCGTATACTATTACCTTTTTTACTTACCAGGACATTACTGTCTTTTATATCTCCGTGATAGACGTGTAATTCATTCATTTTAATAATACCATTTTTCAAAAAATCTATTAATGTTTTATTTAATTCTATCATTTTTGAATTACTGAAATTTATTTTATATACATAATCAAAAATATCAATACCGCCAAAAGGCATTTGTATGCCTTCTAAATCATCTATTTTTTGATTTATATTTTTTTCATCAAAACCTTCATCTGTAAGAGCATCACAATTCGCATTAAAATTTGTCAAATCTTCTTTGGTTAATTTTTCAGGAATACATAATTCAAAATTTTTTACAAGAAAATAATCATCATAATTTGGAATCTTCTTGAGTATTTTTTCAAATTTCAAGATTTCGTCGTATTCCCTTTTTGCGTATTTTGACTTCATTAGCTTTGTCACATATACTCCGTCAGGTTGATTTATATTTTTACATTTCAATGGAGGATTAAATAAACAACCATAACCCCCAGTTTCAAACACTTTTCCACCGTATTTTTTCTTCCTTGTTGCGTTTATTCTTTTTCTCTCCTTAATCTTTTTTCTATATTTTTTTGTTGTCATTTAATTTAAATGAATTGTTCTTATAATACAAAGATATAATATTTATTATTTATTATACAAATACATAATGATTGCTACAAAAAAGATGACTAAAAATAAATAAATCAGTTTATTTTTTAATCTATTCATTTCTCTATTTTTAATGTCTTTTGGTTTGTATTCTTCGTAATATAATTCATAAAATTTATTCAAGGAAATTTTGTTTTTTTCTAGTTTTTCATTTATTTTGTTATGTATAAACCAGACCCAGCGAATAAACGCATCACGGGAATCTAAATATGGAGTAATCGGGTATTGGTCAATTAATTTACTAAACTCTCCGGCAATGTTTTCAACCGGTATAAATAATGGAAGATTTTGTATGAATTCATAATATTTTTTTTTAGTCACACTATTGGGTCTTAATGGGTAAGACATGGATATTGTATGGAGGAAAAACCAGTAATGAGGACCCCATACTTTTGGATCTAATACCATAGTTAAAATAAATTAATATAATAAGATAATTGTTTAAACATATTTTTTTATGAATAGTAATAATATTAATAATATATGAATAGTAATAACATTTGTAATAATTGTGGAAAACCCGGTCATTCTTTTCATCATTGTAAATTGCCCATTACGAGTTATGGTATGGTTGTATTTAGACATAGTCCCAAAGGGTTACAGTTTTTAATGATACGACGGAAAGATAGTTTTGGATATATTGATTTTGTGAGAGGAAAATACGTGTGTTATAATATTCATCAAATCCAACAAATCGTTAATGAGATGTCGGTTAGTGAAAAAGAACGAATTTCAAAAGAAACGTTTGAACATTTGTGGAAATTGATGTGGGGCGAATGTGGTAAGAATCAATATAAGAATGAAGAAATCATGTCCAAGAAAAAATTTGAAATTATAAAAACCGGAATATTGCTGGATGATAAAAGAATCACCTTGAATGAAATCATTGAAAATAGTCACACTGAATGGTTGGAAACGGAATGGGAATTTCCTAAAGGACGTCGAAATATTCAAGAAAAGGATTTGGATTGTGCGTTACGAGAATTTGAAGAAGAAACTGGATATTTAAGTAAAAATTTACTGGTCATTGAAAATTTATTGCCTTTTGAGGAGACTTTTATTGGTTCAAATCATAAATGTTATAAACACAAGTATTATTTAGCTTATATGAATGATAATGATGATATATGTCATGAAAATTATCAACGGTCAGAGGTAAGTAAACTTGAATGGAAAACAATCGACGAATGTTTAGAATCGATTCGACCGTATAATTTAGAAAAAAAAAGGTTAATTACAAATATAAATAAGGTATTACAAGAATATAGATTATATTCATAATATATAAGATATATAAGAAATGATTAATAATTCTGTAAGTAATAATAGTGAAAACACCGACCCGAGTAGTTCCAACATGTTGTCCACGCCACTGAAAGAAAAGATTAGATTAGATTTGAAGGATGAATATAATGAAAGTTGTATTGACAATCCTTATGATAAAGAATGTAATAAATTTTTATTGAAAAAAGAATTAATCGAAAGTGAGGTGTTGAGAGAAAATCCGGAACAACATCCCAATTTATACCCAAGTTTGGATGACCCGAATTTTATTATCAAGATTGCGGAAAAGAAGGAATTTAGAGATAATAGTTACAATGGAGAAATATATGATGTTAAAAAACATTCCGAAATATTGAATAATGCGGATTTTGAATTAGCCCCTCATCAAATATTTATAAAAAATTTCATGTCTTTCAATACACCATATAACAGTTTACTATTGTACCAGGGTTTAGGTACTGGAAAAACTTGCACTGCCATTGGGGTTGGCGAAGAAATGCGAGATTATTTAAATCAAATGGGTATTACCAAAAAAATAATCATTGTTGCGTCACCAAACGTTCAGGATAATTTCAGGTTACAATTGTTCGATGAGAGAAAAATGAAATTGGTTGATGGATTATGGAATATCCGTTCTTGTACAGGGAATAAGTTATTAAGGGAAATTAATCCCATGAATATGAAAGGACTAAGCAAGGAAAAAGTAGTGAGTCAAATCAAAGTGTTGATAAATTCGGCGTATTCATTTATGGGGTATATTGAATTTGCGAATTATATTGAAAAGGTACAACAACTTCAGGTGGATGTGAAAAGTGAAAAGGAACGAGCGCGGAGAAAAAGACGGAATTTACGAAATGAATTTGACGGGCGATTGATTATTATAGATGAAATTCACAATGTGCGCATGTCGAGCGATTGTGAGAATAAAATAGTGGCGGAGAAATTGTTACAGTTAGTTTCATCCGCGGAAAACATGCGTTTGTTGTTATTGTCGGCTACACCCATGTATAATACTTACAAGGAAATCATTTGGTTATTGAATTTGATGAATATGAATGACCGTAGGGCAGTGATAGAAATTCGCGATGTTTTTGACGCGGATGGAGACTTTAGAAAAAATGAGGCGGGGGAAGAAATTGGAAAAGAATTATTGATAAGAAAAGCGACGGGTTACATCTCTTTTGTGCGAGGAAATAATCCATATACATTTCCATATCGAATTTATCCGTCGACATTTTCACCCAAACATTCTTTTTGGAATAAAAGTGAAATGAAATTGGATGTCATGAAATATCCCAAATATCAAATGAATGGTAAATTAATACAACCTGACAAAATGATGAAATTTTTGGATGTTTATTTGACCAAAATCGGTTCATACCAGTCATACGGGTATCGCTATATTATAAATCATTTGCGCAATAAAAAGATTTCAATTACGACGAAAACGGGTCAGGTTCGTAATATGCCAACATTTGATGAGTTGGAAAGTTTTGGATATAATTTATTAATGTTACCGTTGGATGCGCTTAATATTATATACCCGATTGAGGGTTTAGAAGAGCTTGCTAACGAAGTAATGTCTATCAGTGATTATTCGTCGGTGAGTGACGAAAGTAGCGAAGAACCGCCGCTCACTGAATATAAAAGAACTGAAAAAGCAAAATCATCGTCTTCGGCAGTATTGTCATCATCTTCAAATAGTGATGACGACGAAGAAGACGACGACGAAGAAGACGAAGATGTCGATGAATTAATAGAGTCTTTGAACAATATAGAAATTGTTAAAAAACCATCAGATGAACCGAGTGTAACACCTTTTGATTATAAACCAGTAGAAAAACCGGTGTCATTATCCAGTGAAGCGTCGTCTGTATCGTCACAAAAAAAATCTGGAGAGATTATTCCAACAAACCAGGAATCGTCTTTTTCGTTAAGTAAGAATAATGAGAATTTCACAACGAAATTTAAAATACCGAGTAGTAGTAGCGCAAGTAGCATGTCCTCATCAAGTATGAGTGGAGGATTGAGTGAATCATCATATTCGTCGAGTGACTCTTCTTCAAAATCAAAAAATATATTTATAAATACAACTGATATAACTGGTGCTGCCGGATTGAGACGTGTTATGAATTTTGTCGATAGTAAAAAGCCATTCGAAAAAGGTTCTTTTGAATACAAACCACATATATTATCCAAGTATGGTGCCATTTTTTCAGCTGACCAAATAGGTAAGTATAGTTCAAAAATAAAGAATATTTGCGAAAGCATAAAAAACGGTGATGGTATTATTTTGGTATATTCGGCAATGTTGGACGGTTCATTGATACCTCTTGCGTTAGCATTGGAAGAAATGGGATTTTCGCGATTCAGTAAAACCGGTAAATCCTTGTTTAAAAATCGTCCAAGTGAATTGATAGATTCGCGCACTATGAAACCTCGAAGTGGTGAGGATTTTCAACCTGCGCGTTATTCTATGATTACTGGTGACCCTAGATTATCGCCGGATAATGATTACGAGGTAAAGGCGCTTACAAACAGTGATAATATTAATGGATATCGAGTAAAAGTCGTTTTGATTTCTCGCGCTGGGTCAGAAGGTATTGATTTGAAATGTATAAGACAGGCTCACATCATGGACCCTTGGTATAATATGAATCGCATAGAACAAATTATTGGGCGTGCTGTGCGTAATTCAAGTCATAAAGAGTTGGAATTCGAAAAAAGAAATGTAGAAATATTCATGTATGGTACAATTTTGGATGATGAAGAGGAAGAATCCGCGGATTTGTATGTATATCGCGCGGCAGAATATAAGGCAGTACAAATGGGTAAAGTTAGCAGGGTTTTAAAAGAAACCGCGGTTGATTGTATTATTCATCATGACCAGACGAATTTTATACAAGAGAATTTTGAAAAAATAGAGGAAAATCGTAATATTACACAAATATTATCGGATGGAAAAGTGCTGAAACATTTTAAAATAGGAGATATACCATATTCAGCGGAATGCGATTATATGGAAAGTTGTGATTACAAATGTTATCCGGACAAGGAAAATATTAATGTAAATATGAATTCATATAATGAATCTTTTATTGTTGTAAATTCTGACAAAATTATACAAAAGATTAAGATGTTGATGAGAGAAAGATTTTTTTACAAGAAACGTGAATTAATTCATTTAATAAATATTCCTAAACCGTACCCAATTGTACAGATTTACGCGGCGCTGACGCAACTTATTGAAGAAGATACAATTACGGATAAATACGGAAGAAATGGTTATTTAGTAAATATCGGTGATTATTATTTGTTTCAACCAAGTGAATTAAAAAATAAACATATTTCAATCGATGAACGTTCCATTCCAGTGGATTATAAACACCAAATGATTGAGTTTGATGTAAAACCATTTGTTACTGGTAATGTAGAAAAGGAAAAACTAAAAATAGATAATATTAAAGACCTCGATAGCGCCGTATCAAATAAACTAATTTATGAAATGCGGGATAATTATAATATGACTCTACATTTTATGCGGGGTGATGAAAAGGTGCCTCGCGGTGACGATAATTGGTATAAACACTGTGGTATTACTTTCAAGAAATTAATCAAGGAAAATATACTTGGCGAGGGAGAAGCTTTGGAGTTACTTAT